GCTGTGTCTTGCACAAACCAATCTGCACCATTCCAGAATACTTGTTGACCATTTCCACATGAAGGTATGTCAGGTGCGGCAGTGTAACCAGCGTCAGCTATCTCTACATCTGTAAATGTTGTATTGTCAGTACGAGTTGTACCATCCGAAAGAACTATCCTGTGAGGTAAAGTTTTAGGATAGGTTTGATTAATTGTGTATAGTGTCATGATATCATTCCTTTACCTTGTTAAGCCAAGGCCGTGCTTGATGTTTAAATAATCTTCTACATTTTCAATTTCTGTAGAATCTAAGTGGCGGTCATATCCTATTAACTCTATAATTTTACCATTAAACAGATTTGCAGTTGATGAGTTATCTCGTCTACCAATATATGTTCCAGTAGAACCACCACCATGCGAATAGGCACCACTTGATGCGTATTGTGTGTAATCCATGCGAACAAAGTTTACTAAATCAACTACAAGAAGATGAACTCCCGTAGTAGGGATACCAGCATACCCAGTTACCGACTTGTAACTTCCAGCTGTGCCATCTAAATTTGGTGCGGCATTGTAAACTGTACTGCCAGTATCAAGATGTACATACTGATTGTATGCGTTATTGTATCCAAAAAGAACTCCGCTTATAGTGGAAGTGCTACTCACTACTGCATATAACTGCTTAACAACTTTGCCTGTAGTATTATACATCCAACTAGTTGTATCAAAATCTATACATGCTTGTGTGTGTGTTTGATTATCGTATGTAGGCTCAGCGCTAGGATACCCAAGCATATCATAACCACCGCCACTCTTATCAGCCCACAGTTGTACAGTGTCACCATTAGATGTCACATTTGTAGTTTTAGATGTGTCTGTGTATAAAGTTGAAATGTCAGTTGCATCGTACCAAGATGATAGTCCATCTGAAATTGGTTCAGTTGGCATACTACGCCTTACTTCGTACTGTTCTTGTAAACTCCAAACACCAGAGGACACTGTTGTTAGTGTAGGAGTGTTTATTGTTTTACTTATTAGTCCACCATTTTTCATTTTGTAACCCTCCTATGTTTTTATAAAGTAAAAGTTTGAGTATCTGCTCGGCGGGAACTTGTTATTGTGGCGTTAGTTACAGTATGTAAGACTGTATAATTAGTCCCATCGTTACTACCTTCCATTGTCCAAGAAACAGGGTCACGATTAGTTGTGCCATTTCCTGTAACATAATAATAACTGTCAAAAATAAAGATATTACCAACGCCAGCATCAATAATAAATATTGAACCACCATCTACATCCACATTAAAATCTAATACTTTAGTAGTTTCATTACCATCAATTAATTTTGGAGGTGCTTCATTACTAGGGTTATTACCACCAGGATTTGTTATTGTCGCACTACCCCAACTGATATTACTTCCATTATATTTTAAATAGAGTTCTGTTATCTCTGTCTTTGATTCAGCCATATTACCAATATCTGTTATATGCCATTTAATATATCTGTATCCATCAGGAATTGCTTCTGCATTAAGATAATCTGCATCCATGCTCCAAATACCAGTGTTCTTTTTGTTTTTATTAGTAAGTACCACATTTGCAGAGTATTGTTTTATTACATCATTAATAAAATCTATTGTATATAATTTTGAGTAATCATCTTTAAAAACCGCACCTCTAGTATCAGCATCCACAGAAAATTTAGAATTAAATGTGGCAGTAGTTACATCATAAGCTGTAGATAAATCCCAACTACCAAAATATGAAGTGCCAACAGCATACACAATAGTTCCATCACTGTTAAATGTCATACCTGTGGGAAACAACCCAACTTCATAATTTATAGCATATGAATTTCCAGTGTATGAATCTGTAGAAATATCCCAAGCTGTAGACAAGGAGTATTCATGGAATTTCCGGTTTCTCCGACCCATTGTATAAAACTTAGTCCCATCAGGTTTAAATGCTATACCTACAACACGATCTTCATTTGAATAAATACCAGTACCACTATCATAAGATGCTGTTGTTATGTCCCAAGCTGTAGACAAAGAGTATTGACCTACTGAATTACTGTTTTCTCCTGTTATGTAAAGTTTCGTACCATCAGGCTTAAAGAATATATCAGTAGGACTGTTACCAGCAGATGATGTACTTAATGAATCTCCAGTATAACTTGCGGTAGATAAATCCCATGCTGTTGTGAGTGAATAAGAAAATACTTTATCAGTGTCTGCTCCCACTACAAATAAGAGAGTACCATCTGGCTTAAAAAATAAACCTTCTGGTCTAGTTGCTTGAGTAGCAACTCCATAACTAATATTATCATAAGAAAAAGAATATAATGAATTTGCAGGTGCTTGATGGTAATCTGTTGCCGCATAGTCTGCTACACGCCCTATAAATCCACCGTTATCATGCGAAGTATATTTCATAAGTTACTCCGATATAATTTCGTAACTGCATATAACTTGTAAATCTCCATCGACACTTGCTGTTGCTCTAAGTGCATCACCTTCTTCAAGATATATTGCACTGTCTTTGCTTATGGCTACTAAGGTAGCATCTGCTGGCACAGTGACTGTGTTTACTATTTTGTAAGCTGTACTAGACCTATACAAATCAAGAGTAATATCAGCATCATTTGTGCCATCTATGTTAGCTATAATTACTGAGTTTATCTTTAGTAATTTACTTGTTGCCGCAGTCGTTATTGCTGTGGCTGTTGTTGTTGCCGCAAGTACATCTGTCTTGCCTGTTATAGTTGCAACACTTACTATATTTGGTGCAGTCATTTTATTCTCCTATTATCCAAATACCATTGCCATAGCAATAGATTTTCCTGTTGTTATTCCACCGCCACCAGCATCTGCCCATTCACCAGCAGTTGCTCCTGCATTGACTGTAAGAACTTGACCTGCTGTGCCTAAAGAAGATGGAATGTTTGTAGCTATATCTCGACCATCTACATTACCTGAAGTAATTAGGTTTGGTACTGTAAGGTCGCCCGTCATTGTACCGCCAGATAAATTTAGCTTGTCAGCATCATTAGCTAGAGCAACCCAGTTACCGCCGTGTGCAAAGTAACCCTTGCCTGTTGCATGGACGTGAGCAAACATGCCGTGGTTATCTGTGGCTGATGGTAAGTCACCTAATGCAGAGTAGACGTTACTAAAGAGAACCTTGTTGCCACCCATGTCTAGGTCTGAGCCAGTAACTGCTGATATTGCATCAGAGTCGGTGTAGCTTGAACCGCCAGAAGCTGTAGAGGCTATAGTTCCGTCAGACGCAATGGTAATGTTAGTACCAGTCGTTAAAGATGCAACAACATTTGCTGTATCTGTAACGTCAGCATTGCTTTCAATTGTATCTAACTTATTACCATCGACTAATATATCTCGACCATCAACTGTGCCTGTTACAAATACATCTCCAGCTACTGAAATTCCGGTTGAGCTAGTTTGAAATCTTAAAGTATTATCGTGATAAAGGTCTACACCACTATTTGAATTAAATGCTGCATAAGCCTCACTAGCATCTGAGTTAGTTATACGAACTGCATTTGAGCCAGCTATAAATAAATCACCAGCCCCAGCATCTTGCACAAAAGAATTACCAGCAGAATGAAACACTCGTAAGTCATCACTGTCACCAAACTTAGCTTTAATATCATCACCAAAGTCTAAATCACCTGTCATTGTACTACCTGACAAAACTATGGCGGCGGCCTCTGCCGCATTCTTAGCAACTACTGCGGCATCTTTTGCAGTTGTAGCTTCTGCGGCTTTAGTTGTTGCTATTGTTGCTTGTGCGGTGGCTGTAGCCGCTGATGTAGACGCTTCGCCAGCTTTAGTTGTAGCTGTAGCCGCGTTAGTGTCTGCAAGTAGAACTTCAGCCATGTTAGTTGCTACTGAATTAACGTTAGTAGTATTACCAGCAACTGTTGTTACGTCAGCCTCAATAGATGCGACTGAATTAATGTCTGAAATATTAGCATTTAATGTTTCAATAGCACTATCAGCTCTATCTCTACTTTCTTCAGCTATTAACCTGTTTTGTTGGTGGGCTAAGTCTAAGTCAGCTTCAAATAATGTCGAACCATCCGTAAAATCTACAAGAGCATTTAATGGTGTAACACGTTTTATAATAACTTTAGCACCAGATACAGGTGTTGAAGCTATGTTGATTGTTGTTGTGTTTACAAATGTAAAAGTTGGAGTTGTCCCATTTACGGTAACAACTACGTCTGCTTGGTTTATGTATGTGAACGGTATTTGAAACTGGTTCGTCGCACCGTCAGCGACATAGTTTACAATGGATGCCATCCATATCTCCTATATGTGATAAGACCTCGCCGAAGCGAGGCCGTTGTAGTTGTTAATCGAGGCTTAAATTATCTAGTATTGTCTCTGGTTTTACTGCAGGTTTATTACGCTGACTGTTTCTTAGGAATTTCCTATAAGCTCTTGTTTGCTCACGTATAACTGGATATTCTTTCATTAACTGTCGTAACGCTTTATCCCTGTAACGCTTAATTTCTCTATTAAGCATATCAACCCTATGACTTTCTGAAGCTGATACTAGACCGTAATCTTCACCGTCTTTATTGTATCTTTTACTTTTGATAACTCTTTGCAGTTTTTCATTTAATGTTCTTGAGCCAGATTTCATTGAACCCATTAATTGATTCCAACGTTCT